CTTGCGTATGCTTACCCTGATCTTCAAGAGAAGTATGCTGAGGAGGTGTCGAGTGAGCGAGTGGATTAAAAGGCACCATTCCTGTGACAAGTGTGGCAGTAGCGATGCTGCCTCTACTAACAGCGATGGATGGGTTACTTGCTTCTCATGCGAGAGCAGGTGGAACAGCGGCGAGGTAGCCAGCGTAACAGTAGAATCAAGTGGAGTTATATCTATGACAGTAGGGCAGGGCGACTATGCCAGGGTACGCAACATCGATAGACGTACATGTGAGCGGTATGGCATACGAGTAGATGGGGATCGTACTATCTTTGAATACAAGGATCAGTATGGCATGGTCTGCGCTCAGAAGATACGAGCAGGTAGCAAGGACAATCAGTTCACTGAGGGCGCATGGTCTGATGGTGTACTGTTCGGGCAGCATCTCTTTGCAGGTGATGGTAAGTTTATCACTCTGACTGAGGGAGAGTTTGATGCAGCTGCAGCGTATCAGATGATGGGATCTAAACATCCAGTCGTGTCGATACGCAATGGTGCTAAGTCAGCACTGCGTGACTGTAAGCGAGCGTTCGAGTGGCTCGACAGCTTCGAGACTATCGTGATCTGCTTTGACTCTGACACTGCCGGTTCATCAGCAGCTAGAGAGGTGGCTTCGCTGTTCGCGGGTAAGTCTAAGATTGTTAAGCATCATCCTGAATTCAAAGATGCTAATGACTACCTGCTAAACAATCGAGGTCAGGACTTTGCCGATGCATGGTGGGCAGCTGAGCGTTACACTCCCGATGGTATCGTTGCAGGCAGTACCATGTGGGATTCGCTTAACAAGCCCATAGAGAAACCGCTAGCGATATACAAGTGGGAAGGTCTTAATAAGATCACTCATGGCATACGCAGCGGAGAGCTGGTCACGATGGCAGCAGGCAGTGGTGTCGGTAAGTCACAGGTAACTAGAGAGATACTGTATAACATACTCAATACCACTGACGATAACATCGGCGCTATCTTTTTAGAGGAGAGCATAGAGAAGACAGCCCTGTCGCTCATGTCACTGTATGCAGGCAAGCGATTGCATATCCCAGGTGTCGAGCGCAGTGAAGAGGAGATGAAGGAAGCGTTCAACAACACGCTAGGTACTGACAAGATATTCTTCTATAAGCACTTCGGTTCTACAAGTGTGGAGAACATCATGTCGCAGGTCAGGTACCTAAGTAAGGCACACGATTGTAAGTACATATTCCTTGATCACTTGTCTATCATTGTGTCGAGCCAAGAGAATGGTGATGAGCGCAAAGCGATTGATGAGGTAATGACTAAGCTGCGTACACTCACTGAGGAGACAGGCGTTGCCCTGTTCTTAGTGTCACACCTTAAGCGACCCGCAGGTAAGGGTCACGAGGAAGGTGGTCAGGTATCACTGGCTGAGATGCGAGGCAGTGCATCTATCGCACAGCTGAGTGATATTGTGTTAGGCTTTGAACGTAATGGTCAACATGCTGATGAGGTTAAGCGCAACACGACAAACGTGCGCGTACTTAAGAACCGATTCAGTGGTGAGACAGGGCTAGCCTGTAGTCTGTTCTATGATACAGTGACTGGACGAATGGAAGAAGTAGACTATGATCCAACAGCAGATGAGGAACCATTATGAGATGTGCAGCATGTAATAAAGTACTGAGTGATTCAGAGTTAACTACTCGTTTACCTGAGAGCGGAGAGTTTGCAGACCTATGCAATACGTGTTATGATTCCGCCTTCGATACCAACCTGTCAGATGTCTTGGACTTTGGTATTGAAGTAGAGTTGGAGTCTTACAATGAGGATTAATTATGAGCAAGATAGGACGTTTGATAGTAGCTGTTGAGGAGGCAGGTTATGATTACACTAGACTTGGAAACGAATCTTTCGCACGATACGATCTGGTGTGTTGGGGTTCAGGATCACAACGATTCCACCGCCTCACTGCTGTTCGACAAGAAGTCTATGCAGCAGATGATGAGTACCTGCGATGGTGTAGTAGGCCACAACGTGATCGGCTTCGACCTTCCAGTCTTGCAGAACTGTTGGCAGATTGATACCAAAGTTCCAGTATGGGATACCCTGGTCATGGCTCGCTTGCTTAAGCCTGTCATTCAAGGTGGACACTCTCTCAAGTCATGGGGTAAGCGCCTCAAGTTTGACAAGCTAGACTTTGATGTGACTGACTTCGACTCAGGCTACACTGAGGAGATGGGTACTTACTGCAAGCGTGACGTTGAGGTAACTACTAAGCTGTATCGTGCGCTCGTTGTGGCACTTAAGATGAGAGGCTTTAGCGATAAGTCAATAGATATCGAGCATAAAGTTGCAACGATTACTGCCAAGCAGGTAGCTAATGGTTTCAAACTAGATGTCGAGTTGGCTAAGAGCTGGTCAGATGAGATGGGATCGCGGCTAGAACACATCGAACAGGAATTGCAAGAAGTATTTCCACCGATTGTGACTATCCGTATCAGCGAGAAGACAGGTAAGCGACTCGCCGATGGTGTTGAGGAGTTTAATGTAGGCTCAAGGCAGCAGATAGCCAAGAGACTATCATCAAAAGGTGCAACGTGGACTAAGAAGACACCAACAGGTGCCCCTGTAGTCAACGAGGAGACGCTCAAGGCTTTAGATATGCCTGAGGCTACCCTATGTGCTGAGTACCTCGGCCTCGTCAAGCTAAAGGGCATGGTAGATAGCTGGTTGAAGGCATTGAACCCTGATACTGGTCGTATACATGGCAAGGTTAACAGTTGCGGTGCTATTACAGGACGCATGACGCACAGCAGCCCTAACCTAGCACAGATACCATCGCTTGAGATCGCACGTAGATGCTTCACAGTGGACGAAGGCAACGTGCTGGTAGGTTGTGATGCCTCTGGCCTAGAGCTGCGCTGTTTGGCACATTATATGCGCGATGAGGGCTATATTAAGACAGTGGTCGAGGGTGTACGTGAGAATGGCACTGATATCCACACNGTAAACCAGAAGCTNGCAGGNCTTGCNCATCGTGATCAGGCAAAGACAATGATCTATGCNCTTATCTANGGNGCAGGNGATGCCAANATGGGNCAGATCATAGGCGGCACTGCTGCCGATGGTGTTAAACTCAAGGAGACTTTTCTTAGTGGTCTTCCTGCTTTGAGAGAACTGATTGATAATACTGCAAAGGAAGCAGGATCAAAAGGCTATGTCAAAGGTATAGATGGTCGCGTAGTGTGGGTTGACGAGCCATACAAAGCACTGAATCGTTTGCTCCAGTCTTGTGGTGCTATCGTTATGAAGCTAGCTATCATCAAGTGCGTAGAGATGCTGCAAGAGAACGGCATTCCCTACAAACTTGTGGCTCAGGTACANGACGAGTTTCAGATCGAGACACCTCAGCACTTTGGCAAGGCAGTAGGACTCATTGCACGTAAGTCAATCATTAATGCAGGCATTGAGCTTGAGATGCTATGCCCAATGGACGGGGACTTTGCAATTGGTTCTAATTGGAGCGAGACACACTAAATTAATTTCAACAGGAGGGTTGCGTCATGGTTTAATACATGATATAATATTACTATATAGTTGATTAGAGATACGTTGCTTTAATCAATTATTAATAATAACATTCAACGTAACTACTTAGTAACTACTTAGGAGCAGTACCTATGAGCAACAAAATCGTACCTATCGCAGCAACTATCTACTGGCCTTTCTTCAACAAGGTTAACGAGCTGTCTGGCAAGTACCAGGTAGACATCTCCAACCTCAGCCCTGCTGCTGTCGAGGAGCTTAGCATGATGGGCATTGACATCCGCAACAAAGGTGACGAGCGTGGTGACTTCATTACCTGTAAGTCTACCTATCCGATTGATGTCACGTTCAAAGGGGACGCTGTTGATCCCAGCTTAGTAGGCAACGGATCTAAAGCAACCATTGCAATTGGTACTTATGCATGGAAGTACATGAACAAACAAGGTGTATCGCCTTCCATCAAGAAGCTGTTGATCACTGACGTTGAAGTGTACGAAGATAAGACATTGGATGGCATCGACTTAGACGCTGCAATCTAATGATACATATCGATGCCGACATCTTAACTTATCGAATTGGCTTTGCTTGTGAGGATGAACCGCTCAAGAAAGCACAGTCTCAACTCGATAACTTGGTGGCCTCGATACTGGTGCGGTGCGGCAGAGATGCTTCGCCGTACCAGCTTTATCTAACAGGCAAGGGCAACTTTAGGTTTGACTTCGCCAGTATCCAGCCTTACAAAGGCACTCGCGTATCTGCTAAGCCTACGCACTACCATGAACTACGCGACCACATGCTGACTGAATGGGGAGCAGTTCTAGTAGAGGGGCAGGAAGCAGACGATGCTATATCCATCGAAGCAACCAAGGATTTAGACAACGCACTGATCGTTAGTACTGATAAGGATTTCTTGCAGGTACCAACCAACCACTACAACTTTGTGAAGGATGAGTTTCAAAAGGTGAGTGAGTGGGAAGGACTGATGAGTCTCTATACCCAGATGCTGACAGGTGACCGCGTTGATAACATCCGAGGGTGTGTCGGGATAGGTAAGGTCAAGGCAGCTAAGGCATTGCAATACGCTACGACCGAGGAGGATTTATACAACGCTGTTGTAACATGTTATAAGGGTAACGAGGAGGAGATATACGAGAACGCCCGACTGTTATTCTTAAGACGTTACGAAGATGAGTGGTGGGTAGATCCAATACGGCGTAAGGAATTGTTTGATGATAAGAATCCTATAGGGGAGGCACCTACATTAGACATAGCCAACACATTCACCACCGAAGGAACAATTACCATAAAACCCAACGCAGGCACGAAATGACCAGACGCACTCGAAAGAATATACCTAAGGGGTACGACAGCTGGCTTGAGTATGACCTGCAACAGAAGCTAACTAGATGTTGCTATCATCCTGATCGTATATCGTACATTCAGCGCAAGACATACGAGCCTGATTTCAAATACGAAGAGGATGAGTATGTAACATACATAGAAGCTAAGGGCAGGTTCAGAGATCGAAGCGAGGCACGTAAGTACATAGATGTAAGGGACTCACTTGGAGACAACGAAGACATTGTATTCATCTTTCAGAATCCAAAGACAGCAATGCCTGGAGCAAGACGTAGAGCAGACGGCACACGACTTACGATGGCAGACTGGGCGGATAAGCATGAGTTTCAATGGTACACAGTTGATGACCTCCCACTTAGATGGAGACATAAAACGAAATGACTAAGCACTTAGTAATACCCGACACTCAATGCAAGCCAGGACAGAGCTATGATCACCTACGCTGGGCTGGACAGTATGCTGCAGACAAGAAGCCTGATGTTATCGTACACTTAGGCGACCACTGGGATATGCCTAGCCTCAGCAGCTATGACGTAGGTAAGAAGAGCTTTGAGGGACGGCGGTATATCAACGATGTTGAAGCAGGTAAGCAGGGCATGGATGCATTCTTAGCACCTATCCTAGCCGAGCAGCGCCGACAACGGCAGAACCGCAAGAAGGTATGGCAGCCTCGTATGGTGTTCTTACTAGGTAACCATGAGCACCGCATCGAGAGAGCAGTAGAGAGTGATTCAAAGCTAGACGGGCTGCTTAGCTATGATGACTTTGAACTTGATGATTATGGCTGGGAAGTATACGACTTCTTAGAACCAGCTATGATAGATGGCATTGCATATTGTCATTACTTTACATCAGGTGTAATGGGTAGGCCATGCGCCAGTGCATCGCTTATGTTGCGTAAGAAACACATGAGCTGCATTATGGGACATGTACAGGACAGGGAGATAGCATACGACAGACGCGCTGATGGCTCACGCATCACAGGACTGTTCGGAGGTATCTACTATCGGCACGATGAAGAGTACCTAAACCACCAAACAAACGGCAGCTGGCGAGGAGTGTGGATGCTGCATGAAGTTAACAACGGACAGTTTGACGAGATGCCAGTGTCAATGTCCTACTTGGAGAAGAAGTATGGC